CATTACTATAAAATAATAACCGGACACTAACTGCGTTTATTCATTTCCTCTGTACGCTTATTCATTCTCTCGATCAACATCTGAACAGCCGGCAAAGGCATAGTCATGATTTCATGATAACCAACGGCACCACCACTATATAATATTATGTCTATGTAGCTTTCTTCAACGGCTTTTCTTTGCTCGTCATAGCGTTCTACAATTTGTTGTATCTCCAACGGCTGACTAGTGGATATCAACCTACGAAAAAATTTGACACATCCAGTTCTACTTCTTGTGTCCATTCATTAGCACATTCAATACACTTGGCTTTGAACTTTGTATCCATGCCATCATCACTTAATGCTTCAATTCTATCTTTGATTGCATCGTGATCTTTCTTACTGATATTTTGTAACCACTCCCGAATCATATCTTTGTCTACAATAACATCTGAACTGTCGGGTGCTTGTACACTTGTGATACAACTTGTGATAACATCAACTGTTAGCGTAGCAAGTTCAACAAAAGTTTCTCCAAACATTTTGGACTTTGTGTTGTCATCAGCTTCACTGGCAATTAGGCTATCAACCATCTTTTGTCTTTTGATGTTTTGTATCTGCATGAGAGTTCTGTCATCAATTGTATAGGGTCTAACAATTATTTTAAAGTTACTTTCCAGTCTTACTTCTGTATCAAACTCAACTTCTTTAATTTGTGATAGTAGTTGATCACTATCAATTGTCAATTGATTAAGGTGTTTACATTTTGGGCATTCAAGATCTACGTCAAACTTGTTACCATACGTTGCTTGTCTAATAGCAATTAATAGCACAAGTAGATCGTTAACTGGAATCTGTCTGGGATTTTGTATATCCGGACAGCATGATTCGAGTAGTGCAACATTGGCTTCTCCGTTAAACAACGCATCAGGCGTTTTTGTTAACAGTTCGTCTCTGGCACTCATAGGATACACGGCTAGTTCATTATCAACACTTAATTTTGGCTTTGGATCGTACCATTTTGCCCCTGAAGGCAATGATACAAACACAGCAGGCTTTTTATATGCCTGGATTAGAGGATTTTCTGACATCTGGTGTTTTCTCCGAATAAATACTTATGTATAAAGCGTCAATAGTATTTATACATTAAATAGGTAGTTAATTATGGATATAGGACAAATTGCTAGTATATTTTCTTCTTTGCCCAGCTGGGTTTCAGAAGATACTATGCAAGGTATATTGAGAAGTCAACGGGGTAACGTTGATGCCAATATAGCCAAGATCAATAAGATTTCTGCTAAATGGGGTTTAGATCCTATTGAACAACAAGTCGATAATATTATTGACAACAAACAAAAAGGTATGCAGGCTACTAAACGTATGTCTGCACAGACTAGATCCGCAGTAAATGATCTAATGCGAGAAAACGATCCTATTCAGGGTTTGGGTGCTGGTATTAGTTTAGTTGGTGGTGCTCTTGGTAATGTCGGAAAAGGAGTTGACTTTCTAACAGGCAACAAATTAGGTAAATTTGCCAAGAAGGCAGTGGGTAAAGATTTATTGAAAGCAGGAAACAAAGGGCTAGGTGCTCTGGCAGGAGTCGCCGGATTTACTGCTGGTACAAGTGCTTTCATAATGAGTTTGGAACGAGATATTCGTGCAATGGTTGAAATGAGTGTATTCACTAATACAGCTGAAATGCAATATATTAAAGAAGCTGCCAATGGTGTTGGTATGAGTATGGTGGAAGCCACAAAGATGTTACAAGGCAGTAGTGCAATGGTAGCCTATGTCGGAGACGGTGATGTAGCATCAGGTACACTAAAGTTTTTAAAGTTTGCAAGTAAAATAGAAAAAATGAACACCGAAGGTAAAGGTGGTGTTAGTGACTTTGGATTGGGTGTAGATCAACTTGCACAACGAATGGCACAGGAAACAGCATTGTTATATGATCTAAATGAATTGACAGAAAGAGACTTAACTGCCAAGGGACAAGCATATAAAAACTTTGAAACAATGGAAGGTATGATGACCTATATGGCAGACTGGACCGGCGTTAGAAAGAGTGAATTACTTGACCAGGGTATGCAAGCTGATGCAATGATAGATTATAGAATGGCTCTAAAACAAAACAAAGCACATTTGGAAGAGGCCTATGGTGAAGGCACTATGATGGCAGTCAATAATGGCAGAAGAAGATTAGCAATGCAACTAGCAATGGTTCCAGAACTACAAACAGAATTATTGAGAGCTGTTGACAAAACAGTAAACGATATACAATATAATGGAGGCGATTCAGTAATCTCCTTTAACCAAGAATTTTTAGATAAGATGAATGTCCTGGATCCAAACTTAGCAAACAGAATGACAAAACTTGTTAGTGATATAAGCACAGGACAATTTAAAGATGATCCAATACAACAGGATATAGAAGTTAAGAGACTATTAAACGATATCAGTAATGCAAAAACTGTAGATGGTCCTGGAGCAATGTTTAAAGAAGTTAACTCATTAATTGCTACAACTAACCTAGTTCCTAATCTTGATATGTCAGATGCTGAACAAAGAGAAAAAGCGGCAAGTGTAAAAGAGAAAGCTGAACAAGGCGATGTAATGGTTGATTCAGTAGACAATACTCGTAAGGCACTACGTCAAGGTGTTACTGCTCTTGCGCCGTCAACGGAAACAGTAGTTAATTTATTTGGTGACTTGACAGGCGGTGTGCAACTATTTGGTAAAGCAGTATCCTATATTCCAGGATTTGAACAGATGCAAAGTGTTCTGGGAGAAGATGCAATTGGAAAGTATCGTGTTGATCCAAGTACAACATATGGTCCACAGATGAGTGATTTTGTTGATCCTCCTACAGTACCAAAACGAAAAAGACAAAGACGTAGAGGTGATAGGTCAGGCGTAACAGGACCTAAAGTAGTTGTACCAGTTACTGGTACTGATCCAAAAGAAGAAAATACTTTCCTTGGAAATATATGGGATAAAATTACAGGAAAGTCTGATGAGAAAGAAGAAGCTCGAATAGCAGGATTAGAGACACCAGTTCTAACAGCAAAACTTGAAGAAGTCAAGAAGAAAATTGCAGAACTAGAGGTATTAAAGAAATCAGCTAAAAATCGTAAAACACGTGGTGACTTTAATAGAAAATTACAATCTCATGAAAGAGCAATGGCTAGAATATTGGCTGACATAGAAGCAAAGACAAAACAATCAACACTCTCGGAGACAGTAGAAAATGGCAAGTAGTTATAATATAAATTTACCTGACGGATCAAGTCTACCAGTTCCAGCCTGGGCAACAGAACAAACGCTACAATCGGTAGCACAGATGCTGAATAAGAACAACTTATCAGTAGATATTATCACTGATCTAATGCAAGAAAATAATATGGACGTGGGTGATGTTGCGGCCAAGATGCAACAACTAGCTGATGTAGATAAAGCAGAACTTCAACAAAGACTTTCAGAAGCAAAGAAACAAGGCAAGAACTTCGGCGCCAAACTAACAGGTGTATTGGACAAGTTTAACAATACAGAAAAACCACTGAGCAGTTTAGTTGACATGGCTACTGGATTAGGAAAAGAGATAAAAGAAGGTTCAAGTAGTTTTGGTAAAGATAAAGAAAAAATAAGTAAAGGCTCTAGTGTAATGAGTAGTGTCATGGCCAAGCTGGGCAAGGGCATGGGAGTAGCAGGTGATATTGCTGTTGTATATGCTGGTTTCATGGCAGGTAAAGCAGAAGAATTTGCCAAAGCACAACAGAATATGATTGACAGTGGTGCTATCTTCTTTGAAAATGCGGCGGCCTTTAATGCACTACAAACACAGGCAAGAGATGCAGGTATTGGTTATGAGAAGTTTACAACTATTGTGGGTAATTTCGGAAGTGCAATGGTTGGATTAGGTGGCAACGTTAGTAATGGTGCTGTGGAGTTTGCCGTTCTAGCAGAAAAACTAAATGATGCAAGTGACCAGTTCGGAGACTTTGGTATGACAAGTGAAAACCTAGCAGAAGGTTTTGCTGAGTTTATTGAAACACAACGTATGGCTGGAAATATAGATAGAACACAAGTAGGATACGGAGACAAGTTAGTCAAAGCATATCAAGAACTATTAATTGAAACAGGTTCATATGCAAGTGCTACAGCGTTCACAAGAAAACAGATGTTAGAATCATATACAGAGGCTATGAGTGCTCCAGTATTTGCAGGTACAATGAAAATACTGGACAAACTTGGAGAGACTGGTACTAAAGAAGCGGCTCAACAAATACAAACACAATTAACACTACTCAACAAAGCCGGCGTTACAGATATAGCAGGACCGTTACTTGGTGCTTTTGAACAAGCATTAAGTTCATCAACAGGTGATTTACAAAGTTTTGATATTACTAGTTATCTAGCAGAAAATGGTGGTGAACAATTAATTGCAACACTTGATAATGTAAACTCTACCCTACTAACTGATATCAATACAGCAATCCGTAATGGAGAAAAGATATCTGGAGATATGTTGCAGGACTTGGTTGCGGCATATGAAACTGTTAAGCCTGGAATGGTTATTCCTGCTGGTGCAACAGATGGCCTAATGGGTTATATGAAACGAACTCAAAACCAAATGGAAGAGTTCCGTTTAAAAACTAAAGCAGTATCTGAGATGTCAGAAGAAGAACGTGCAGGTCTTAAAGACAAACATAAGAAAGATTTAGAAGGTGCAGGAAAGTTAACTAAAGTAATGAACGATGTTACTGAAGGATACCTAAAGGCAATGGATGCTCTAACACTTCCAATGGACACCTTTGGTACAGTTCTAGATGGAATAACAACTGGAATGCAAAAGGTCACTGGTAATATGGTTGAAGGCCTAAGTACAGAGGGTAAAGGTTTTATGCCTGGATATGAAGGATACCATAAAGAAGGTGCTGCGATGCGTGGTGAGAACGCACTAGGCAAGGCACGAAAAATAATGATTGACGGAAAGCCAAATGGATTGAGATCCGGAGGTCCTATCGGAGCAGGATCCATGGCTCTTGTGGGAGAAGAAGGTCCGGAAATATTACAAATGGGTGATATGGGAGGAATGATCTTCCCTAACAGTACATTAAATAATCTGGTTGACATGTATAAAGAAAGCATGTATAATGGAGATAATAAAGCTATGGTATCTCCTAATAGTAATGATCCGACTCAATTGAGTGCAGACACACTAACGCAGGGTTATGGTGATGGCGGTTACGGTGAAGAAGACACAGAGCTACAGGATATTCTAAGGATGAAAGAAGAAACAGTAAAAACTCTTAGAAGCCTGGACGGTGTATTAGCCGGTATGTTTGCTCTAAGCGAACAGCGAACCGTTGCTTCTGAGATGTCTTAATTAAATTATAGCTAAATACATTAAATAAAAGGTTACACAAATGAGTTGGAAGAAACATTTTACGAGATATGATGGCGATGCGAAAGCTGGCCAAACGAAAGCGAATCGTTGGCAGAGCTGGCTACCTGAAGTATACTCCGGTATGCCCAATCGTACAGAACGTTATGTTCAGTATGATCAGATGGATCAAGACAGTGAAATTAATGCGGCACTAGATACTATTGCTGAATTTAGTACACAAAAAGAAACAAAGAATTTACTTCCATTTGAAATTAACTATAAAGATGAAGCAACAGAATCAGAAGTTAATGCATTAGAAACAGGAATGAAGCAGTGGTGTAATATCAATGACATGGAAAGACGTGTATTTGGTATGTTCAGAGCGGCCATTAAATATGGTGATCAGTTCTTTATTCGTGATCCAGAAACATACAAACTAATATGGGTTGATCCTAGTGATGTTAGTAAAGCAATTGTTAATGAAAGTAATGGTAAAGAAATTGATCAGTATATCATTAAAAACGTTGCACTAAACTTACAAGACATGGTAGCAGTTGACACAAAGAAGACTGCCAATGTTGCACAAAAAGGACAGACAACAAGTTATACAACTCCACCAAATACCAATGCAGGTGTTTATCATGGCAACTACAACAGTAGTAATACTGAATATGCAGTTGATGCCAGTAACGTTATACATATTGCACTAACAGATGGTATGAGTGCTAACTGGCCCTTTGGAACAAGTATTCTTGAAAGTGTATTTAAAGTATACAAGCAAAAAGAATTACTAGAAGATTCAATTATCATTTATAGAGTACAACGTGCTCCAGAACGTAGAGTGTTTTATATTGATGTTGGTAACATGCCGGCACATAAAGCAATGAGTTTTGTTGAGCGTGTTAAAAACGAAGTACATCAAACTCGTATACCTAACAAGACAGGTGGCGGAACAAATGTAATGGATGCGGCATATAACCCGTTATCAATTATGGAAGATTACTTCTTTGCTCAGACAGCAGAAGGACGTGGTTCCAAAGTTGATGTTCTACAGGGTGGTGATAACTTAGGCGAGATTGATGACCTAAAGTACTTTAATAATAAACTTATGCGAGGCTTAAGAGTACCAAGTAGTTACCTACCAACAGGTGGCGAAGATGGAACGGCAGCATATAATGATGGTAGAGTTGGAACAGCTCTAATCCAAGAATTTAGATTCAGCAAGTACTGTGAAAGAATTCAAGCAATTCTACAAACCTCACTTGATACTGAATTTAAACTTTTCCTCAGACACAGAGGAATTGAAATACCAAGTAGTTTATTTGATCTACAATTTACTGAGCCACAGAGCTTTAGTCAATATAGAGACATTGAACTAGAATCCCAACGAGCTACACTATTCTCACAGATTGAAGGTGTTGGTTACTTGAGTCGTAGATTCTTAATGAAGAAGTATCTAGGCCTAACTGAAGATGAGCTAGTTGAAAATGAACGTATGTGGAGAGACGAAAACGATATTAAGTCAGAAGCAGAAATAGACTCTAAAGGAGATCTTGGAAGTCTAGGACTACGTTCAGGTGATGTTGAAGGATTTGAACCTACTGATGTCGATGCAGAAGTAGATGATATTGATGGTGATGTACCAGGCGTAGATGATTCTTCTGAATCTCCTATACCAGGAGATCCTCCGGAGGAAAACTAATATGAGATTTGGTGAATTAGCACAATCGGCTGAAGATGATGAGCATAATAAATGGGATATCGATGATACTCGACGCCCTAGACTTACATTAAGACAACTTAATAAGATGCGTGGCATGAGAGAAATCGCAAAGGCAGAGCATATTGAACAGGTTGATCAGTTTAAAACAATGTACGGTGCAACTGCTCCTGCCGAGTAAAACCCCTAAAATTTATCTATAATTACCGAAAACACGGTTTTAACCGTGTTTCGCCTTAGTTTACACCGATACGTCTTAAATATATATGTTATAACCTATCTATAGAAGGAGATTATTATGAGTGCTCAAGATCGTTATAAAAAAATCGTAGAGTCCCTAGTAAATGATGAGACAGATCAAGCGTCTGAACTTTTACATGAGGCTTTCGTAGAAAAAGCTCGCGAAATCTGGAATGATTTGCTAGAGCAAGACGAACTCATCGAAGATGAGATCGAAGAAGAAGATATCGAAGAAGCAATTGGTGATGAAAAATCTGGAGACTTTCTAGACGACATCGAAACTGCAGAAGAAGAAATCGAAGCTGAAGAGGCTTTTGGTGAAGGCGATGATGATGAAGATGACGGTGAGATTGATCCGGCTGACGTGGACGCTGAACTAGAATTAGCTGAGCCAGACATGGACGCTCCAGAAGGAGAAGAAGGTGTTGAAGCAGCTATGGATAATGTTGAAGATGCTCTAGCGGCATTGAAGGCAGAATTTGCATCTATTATGGGTGACGATGATAAAGAGGAAGGCGATGCAGAAATGGATATGCCGGAAATGGAATCAGAGGAACTAGCTTTCGAAGAAACTGATGAAGTTGATGAAGAAGTAGAAGAACTAGATGAAGCAGCAGAACTTAAAGCCGTTAGTGCCCCAGCAAACACTGGTGGAGACGATGGTAAAAAGTCCCCTATTGCAGACATGAACAAAGATGATCCTGCCAAAGGAGTTGGTGCAAACGCTGAAGCGTCTGCAGTTGATTTCGCTGGTGGCAATGAAAAAGGCGGTAAAGCACCGGCACCAAAAGACATGGGCGTAACTAGTCCTGCTGATGCTGGCGACCCAAAGCCTGCTCCAAAGCCAAAAGGATAATTGATAATGCGTGGAATAACTCTTACTGAACGTCTATCTTTCGACAAGGCAAATATCATCGTTGAATCCAAAGAGGATGGCAATGGTGGTAAAAACCTATACATGGAAGGCATTTTCGTTCAGGGAGACAAACGCAATCAAAACAAAAGAGTTTACCCTACAAGTGAGATCCAACGTGCTGTTAGAAATATACAGACAAAGATCGATGAAGGGTTTTCAGTATTAGGTGAAGCGGACCATCCAGATGATTTACAAGTAAATCTAGACAGAGTGTCCCACATGATAGAAAAGATGTGGATGAACGGCGCTGATGGTTACGGAAGACTTAAACTATTGCCTACTCCAATGGGACAAATATGTATTACACTATTGGGGAACGGCGTAAAGCTAGGCGTGTCAAGTCGCGGCAGTGGAAACGTTACAGAATCAGGTAACGTATCAGAATTTGAGATACAGACGGTGGACATTGTTGCCAACCCAAGTGCTCCTGATGCCTATCCAGATCCACTCTACGAAGCCATTATGAATGGTACTCGTGGAAACATTTTAATGGACGTAGCCAATGCAACTAATCATGACACAAAGGCACAAAAGTACCTCCAGGAAGAGGTACTTAGATTGATAAACAACCTAGGTATTAGGAGATAAGAATGGCTCATGCAATCGAACAACTCCTAAGTTCAGAAGTACTTTCAGAAGAAGTCAAAACCACACTTTCAGAAGCGTGGGAATCAAAACTTTCTGAAGCTCGCGAAGAAATCACTGTTGAATTACGTGAAGAATTTGCGAACCGTTACGAAGCAGATAAAGATCAAATGGTAGAGGCACTAGATGCCATGCTAACTGATACTTTAAAAACGGAACTAACAGAATTTGCTCAAGATAAGAATGAGGCTGTAAAAGCTAAAGTTCTATATCAAAAGCAAATTTCAGAACATGCAAAACTTCTAGATGGTTTCGTAATGGAAACCCTTAAAAAGGAAATCCAAGAATTACGTGACGATCGTAAATTACAAGAAGGCAACTTTGTAAAGTTAGAGGACTTCGTAATGGAGCAACTAACAACTGAACTTAATGAATTCCACCAAGATAAGAAAGACGTTCTCGAAGAGAAAGTCAAATTGGTGAAAGAAGGTAAGAAAATGATTGCCGAAGCGAAGGCGAAATTCATCTCTAAAGCAAGCACTAAACTAGCTGGTATTGTAGAATCTACACTAACAACAGAATTAGGCGTGCTTAAAGAAGACATTCAGAAAGCAAAAGAAAATAACTTTGGTCGTAAGATCTTTGAAACTTTTGCAGCTGAATTTATGAGTTCCAACTTAGCAGATGGTACACAAGTTTCAAACTTAGCTCAGGAATTAGAAACAATGAAGAAGCAACTAGCTGAATCAGAGACTCTAATGGCTGAGAAAGAGGACAAGATTATGAAAGCAGAAAAGAAAGCAGATCGTATTGCGGAAGCAACCGAACGTGCTCAAGTTCTAGCAGAATTACTTAGCCCTCTAGCAAAAGACAAGCGTGAATTGATGGGTAATTTACTTGAATCAGTAGCGACTACTAAATTAAAAGTATCCTACAACAAGTATCTACCAACTGTTCTAAATGAAACAGTTAAAACAACAACAAAAGCGAAAACACTAAACGAATCTCAGAAGACTGAGATTACAGGTAACAAGGCAAAAACACAGGATACTGATGTAGACGCTGAAATTATTAACCTAAGAAAATTAGCCGGTATTAATTAACTAACAAGGAGATACCAAAATGTCACAAAACCTATTTGAAAACTGGAGTGTAACTAAAGACGCTCTTACTGACGGTTTGACAGGCAACAAGAAAGTCGTAATGGAAACAGTTCTTGAGAACGCAAAAACACAACTTTCAGAATCAGCCTTATCAGGCACAACAATGGCAGGTAACATTGCAACACTAAACAAAGTTATCCTTCCAGTAATCCGTCGTGTCATGCCAACTGTCATCGCTAACGAACTAGTTGGCGTACAACCAATGACTGGTCCAGTAGGCCAGATCCATACACTTCGTGTACGTTATTCACAAACAGCAGCAGGCGTTTCTGCTGGTGATGAAGCACTATCACCATTTGCAATTGCAAAAGGTTATTCAGGTAATGCTAGTACAGGAAAAGCTGATTCAACATCAGCATACGAAGCCGAAGCTGGACGTAAGATGTCCATCCAGGTACTAAAACAAACTGTTGAAGCTAAAACACGCAAACTATCAGCACGTTGGACTTTTGAAGCAGCACAAGATGCTCAATCAATGCACGGTCTAGACGTTGAAGCTGAAATTATGCAGGCTCTAGCTCAAGAGATCACAGCTGAAATCGATCAAGAAGTTCTAACTTCACTTGATACACTTTCAGGCACAGCGGCAGATACTTACAACCAAGCTGGTGTAAGTGGTACTCCAACATTCGTTGGTGACCAACACGCTGCCCTAGCAGTT